TGGGAGCCGGGTGTATACGGATGGGATGAGGTAACGGAGTAAAAGCTGACAGGAGGAGAAAAAATGAAAATCAAATTATCAGGCGAAAACCTGACCGAGCATTTCACATTCGCAGACTACGGCAAAAATCAAACCGGAACAATCCCCATGACCGATAAGGCTCTGCTTCACGCTCAAATGCTCGAAGAATTCCGGATGTGGCTAGGCAGACCGATGGAAGTGCACGCATGGTATCGAACCGCCGCTTACAACAAAAAAGTCGGCGGCGTGTCGACATCATCCCACCTCAAGGGTACGGCTACCGACTGGAGTACGAACATCGAAATCAGCAAGGAAAAATTTATCAAATATGCGGACAAGTGGAAGGAAATCTGCGCGGCGCATGGCGTAGTCGGTGAAGCGGGGCTGTACACTTGGGGAGCGCATTTCGGTTCGAGCATTACCTATTCCAAGTCATTTACGCATTGGGATTCCCGAAGCGGACATCAAATCAATAATCCATTTAAAATTTAGGAGAAAAAGAAATGAGCGAAAACACAATAGCACTAATCGTTGCAATCTTCGGTTCGTCGTGGTTTGGCGCAATCGTAAAAGACTGGGTAAACGACAGGCGAAAGAAAAAACGCCCGTGCGACCGAATGATACTGGCTATGGGGCGGCGTGAGCTGTTAGCCGACGCAAAAAGGTATGTGCAGAACGGCGGAATCCCGGAAGACGAGTACGAAGTATTCAAAGGGGAATACGACGCATACATCGCTATGCACGGCAATTCAAAAGTAAAAAAATGGTGCGAGGAAGCCTTGAAACTTCCAATCATCTATGAGGACTAAACAATGAAAAAAAGAACAAAGTTTGTCATAGCGGCAATGGTCAATATCACATGGTATACCATCGCCGTTTTAGTTATCAATTATTTAGGCAAGGAAGTACAGCCGGAACTTACCGTTGCGTTTTTCGCGGCGTGGACTGCGGAGCTTGCACTTCTTGCCGGGTTAAAAATCAAAAAGGAGAAAGAGAATGAAGACAATTAAAGAAGCGGCAATCAATTTGCTCAAGGTCAAATCGCTCGTGACGATTCTCACAACGATTACATTCGTTTACTTAGCGGTTACGAACCAAATTTCACAGGATTTCATGGTAGTTTATTCTGTGATTATTGCGTTCTATTTTGGAACGCAGACGCAAAAAAACAATAAAGAAGAATAGGAGAGTGTATGCAGATATGTAGCTTCACCAAGCCCGAACTCGACTTCTTTCGCGAAAATTGCAATTTTGTGAATTTGGAAGCTGAGGTTTTTGAAATGCGGGCAAAAGGGATTCCCTTAGAAGCAATCGCAGAAACGCTAAACATATCAGCAGACACCGCACGAAAGTATTCAGTAAAAGTCAATAGAAAAATAGGGAAAGTATTGTAAAGGGGTCGATTTTGACCCCTTTATTTTTTTTACTTTTTTCTTGCATTTTTTATGCATGGTTTAAGACGATTTGCCGCATTAAACTAAAAGAAAAAAGGAGATTTAAAAATGTGGGTACAGCACAATGAGAACCCGATTGCACGGCGCACAATCGACTGCACCGTCAGA